TGCCGCGCTTCTCCTCGAGCGGGGCGGCGGGGCCTTGATCGGTCGGCATGGGCGCGGTCTCCGAGGTCAGGGGACGATCAGCGTTAGAGGCACGACGATCAGCCCCCAGCTGTCAAGATCGCCGCTCTCCTTCTGGATCGTCCCGTCGATGAAACAGCTATGGACTAAGCCGCCCAAGGTCTGAACGATCTCGGGGCCGTGCTCCGGGTCGCCCACAGGTATCACCGACTCGAGGGCGTCGAGAATGGCGCTGTTCGTCTGTGCGCCGATCGGTTGGCTCGGGTCCTGATTCGCGCCGCCCGCGTGGTAGATGATCCACCAAGCCGCCCAGCGCCGCTTCGTCGGCATCCGCGTGACCTGGGTGACCTTCTCCGTCTTCTCGACTTGGAACAGGGCCGGCCGCTGCTCGACCGGGACCTGATCGATCGACCGTAGCCGCCTCGAGACGGTGACGAAGCCCTGCGACGCCGCCGCGCCCGGCAGGGTGAAGGTCACCGCCTGGGCGAGCGCTTCAAGCGCGGTCCAGACCTGTTCGCGCTGAACGCCGATGCTCAAGGGCGCGCCCCCTCTGCGAGCCGGCGGATCGCCTCGACGGCGGCCAGCTTTAGGCCGGTGGTGATGTCGGCTTGCATGTCGCCCAGGCCCGAACGCAGGAACGACCGCTCAGGCATGACGATCTGGTGCGGCTGGGTGACCGGCAGGTTCAGGCCCTCGGCGTTGGCCTTGGAGATGAACACCGCCGTCGCGCTGTCGCCGAAGAACGACGCCGACCGGTTCGAACGGAACGCGCCGCCCATGATGATGTAGGGGGTCCCGCCTGGGTGGTCGATCACGCCGCCGAATTCGTGGATCCGGGCATATTTGACCGAGCCGTCCGAGTAGACGGCGCGGGCGTAGCGCATCCCGCTGTTCTCGACCTCGGCCTCATGGATCGAGGCGCGCAGGTTGCCGGTGATGACGTTCAGGACTTGGCCGGTGAGCTTCTGGCCCTGGACGTAGGCTTGCAGCCGCAGGGTCCACGCTTCGACCTTCGTCGCCAGGATCGCGACCGCCGCCTCTGGCATGTCTTCGAAGGCGGCGACGAGCTCGCGCGTCCCGGTCAGCGTGTAGTTCATCGCGATCATCCAGGGACGATCCGCATGTAGGGCTGAAGCATGGCGCGCACCGCCGGCGACATATCGCGGACGCTGAAGCTGATCGTCTGGCCGTTCCCCAGGTTGACGCTGTTCTGGCCGATCCGGTCCTTGCGCTTGAACCATTCGCCGACGAGCTCGATCGTCGCCTGTTCGACGTCGGCGGGCGTGAAGCTGTAGGTCAGGGCGACCGGCCGGCCGGCGTCAGCGGCGGCGAAGGTGTAGGTGGTGTTCCCCTGGGCGTCGGTCGCGATGACGTACTGGCCCTCGGCCGGCGTCCCGCTGGCGGCCCGGGTCAGCGCCGCGCCGGTGTCGGTGAACTTGACGCCGCCGTCCGCCAGCCATGTGAAGAACGGGGTCACGACGCCGGCGCCGCTGGCCGGCAGCGTCCAGAGCTCGGCCGGGATCTGATAGCCGACCGTGTAGGTGACATCGATCGAGGCCCGCCCACGCGGGAAGTGCGAGCCGAACAGCGTCACCTTCTGCTCGCCGCCGCCGGGGGGGCCAGGATCGAGAAGGAAGCCGTTGCAGCGCGGGTTGCCGGTCGCCGGGGTGGTGATCGTCAGGCCCGGGAGGGCGATCGACTGGATGGACAGCGCCGGCCACTGGCGCAGGACCATGAAGTTGTTCCCGTAGCCGTCGTAGGTCTCGGTGACGGTCTGGACGGCGAGGCTGTCGCGCTGAAGGAAAGACAGCACGAACGCGCTCGCCGCCGAGATCAGCCGCCCCAGGATCTCGTCGGAGGCGGTCGCGGCCGGGCTCTGGGCCTGGGCCCAGCCCTTGACGTTGGCGAGGGTGGTGAGATCGCCCGGCCGCATCTGGATCAGGCCCCCGCTTCAGCGGCGAGGACGTCCTCGGCCAGACGGACGAGCCGGGTCTTCGGGTCGTTCCCCCGGAACTCGACCTTCTTCTTGGTCAGCCATTCCTTCAGTTCGGCCCAGGTCGCATCCTTCGGGACGAACGGGGCGCCCGGCTCGCGCTCGCGGATCTTGTTCTCCTCCGGGTCGACCAAGCCCGAGCCCTCGATCGACTCAGGCGACGCGCCGGCCGCCTTCTGCTCGAGCACCCGGAGCGCGTTGGTCTTGAGGATCGTGTGCCAGTCGGGGACCTCGACGCCGTTCGCGCGCAGCCAAGCGGCGATCGCGTCGGTCGACGCCGTCTCGAGGTCGATGTCGCTCTTCGCGAGCTCGGCCCGCAGCGCTTCGTTGTGGTCTTGGAAGTTGAAGGGGTGGCGCTTCAGCCGTTCGGCGTGGGCCGGGATGGCGATGTGGAAAACGCCCTTCTCGTCGGGCTCGTAGACTGCGCCGTCGATCGTGGCGCTGGCGAAGCCGTTGGGCGAGACAAGGCGGGTAGCGTTCTTGGACATGCGGCGCGGTCCTGTTCAGAGGGCGGGGGGCGGAAAAGGGAAAGGCCCCCCGGCTCGCCCCTCGCAAGGGAGCCGGGGGGCCTGACGGCCTTAGCTGTTGCCGATGCCGGTGATGACCACCAGCGACGGCGGGTAGTAGTGCTGCAAGACCTGATCGGCGTAGACGCCGTACTCCCACCGGCGGGAGCGCAGCGGCCACTCGATCTGGTAGTAGTCCTGGCGGGCCCGAACCTGCATCACGTTGCCGACGTTCGACAGCGGGTAGGGCAGCGCCGAAGTCGTCATCAGCATGACGCCCGGCGGAAGGTTCGGGTGGATCTGGACCGGGATCTCCTTCCCCTTCGCGTAGGGGCCGCCGTTGAGGCCGAACTTGTTGAGGTAGGACGTCCACATGACGCCGCCGCCGACCGCGCCGTTCTTCATGTCGACGGTGAAGCGGACCGCGCCAGACGTCCCGCTGGTCAGGATCTTCTTCCCGACGTTGAGCGACTCCTGAGACGAGACCCAGATCGCATCGGGCGACAGGCGGTAGTTGTCCCACCGGTCCTTAAGCGCCGCGTCGATCTCGACGATCCCGCTCGCATTGTCGGCCGTGAAGCCGGCGCCGCCCAGGTCGTGAACGTAGGCGCCCGAACCCGGGCGGAGCGCCTGGGTCAGCAGACCATCGAACAGGAGCGCGTTGTTCGAATAGTCGGTGGTCCCCGAAACCGACGCGGCGGTCTGGGTGCCGGTCGCGGCCGCCGTGATCGTGACGGTCGGGACCGTGGTGATGGCGCCCAGAACTTCCGAGCCGGCCGCGCCCCAGAACCAAGCGTAGGCGAGCGCGCCGGCGGTCGTCTGGACGCTGGCGACGAGCGAACCGTTTCCGGAGCCGGGGACGGCCGCCGTGGCGTTCGTGGACTTCTTCGCCGAGCCGCCGCCGAACAGGTCGGTCGAGCCGTCGGCGTTGGTCCGCGAGACCTGCTGGCGGATGCCGGCGGAGACGGAGGCGTTGATCCAGCCGTCCAGGGTCAGAGCGACGGCGATGACCGAGTAGGTCGCGGCCGGGAGGTTGCCGCCGGCGCCAGACGGGGCGAGGGCCGGGGTGTTGGTCGCGCCCAGCTGGTAGGTGCCGCAGGCGCCCAGGAGCGCCGGCTCTTCCTTCAGCATCAGCCCTTGCAGACCGGTCAGGCCGGCGAGCGCGCGGATGTCCTCGAAGGGTTGGCCGGCGTACTGCGCCTCGAAGTCGACGTTGTCTTCGATGCCGATGCCTTTGTACGCGGCCGAGTTGTCCTGCGTCGCCACGGCCATGACCGCGCCACGGTTGCCGCCGGACACGCCGACGTCGAGGTTCGTGGTGTTGATCCCGGTGACGGATTTCCAGTTCGCCTGGATGCCGCCCTTGCCGGACACGCGCGGGATGATGTTCCGCAGCGGGGTGAGCACCGGGTACAGCAGCTTCGCGCCGGGCTCGAGGTCGTAGAAGGTGAGGCCGGTGGTGGCGCCGCCGGTGGTCTGGCTGAACGTGGACTTGAAAGCCGCCGGGAGGCGCGGATCCGAGTCCAGCTTGCCGCCCGTTTTGATGGCCGTGATGATTTCCTCGACGTTCACGTCGGGTCTCCTTGAAGGCTGAAGGGGAAGGGGGTTCTTTCGGCCCCCGTCCCCGGCGGCCCTCAAGGGAGCGCCCGTCCCCGGGCGCTCCGTGAGTCCGTCGTATAACTCAACCGCCGAGGTTAGTCATCGTCAGTGGGCGGGACTGCGAGGCTTTGATCACCGCCTTCGCCGCCTCTTCCTGGGTCATCCCGGAGAGAAGATCGGCCAGCTGCGCCTCCTTCGACGGCTGCGAACCGCCGCCGCCGAGGGTCTCTTCCGTCTTGTCGACGGTGCGAGTGCCGGCCGCGTTGCGCGGGGCGCCGGGGCCGGGCTGGGCCTTCAGCGTCTCGATCTCCTGGGCCATCGAGGCGAGCTTGGCGGTCATCTCCTCCTGAAGCGCCTTCACCGCCTGGGCCCCGTCCGCGATCTGCTGGGTGAGCGCGGTGTTCTGGGCCTTCAGGGTCACAGCGTCGTCGCCGCCGGCCGTCTTGTCCGTCTCGCCGCAGGACGCGCCCAGGGCGCAGGCGTGATCGTGGATGCCTTGGATCTTCTCGGCGTCCTTCTTCGAGTTCCGCTTGCCGGCCTTTTCGATCAGGGCGGCGTCGCCCCGGACCGCGTCGACCAGCTTCGCGGCGAGCTCGACCACCGCAGCCTCGGATCCAGCTTCCATCGTCTGGATGTCGAAGCCGGCCTCGGTGATGTCCGCCAGGATCTCGGCGACCTCCTCCTGAACCATCTGGATCAGGAGCGCGCCGATGTCGGCGACGATCTGGGCCGCAGCCGCCGGGAGCGGCGATCCGTCGCCCTCGGCCTGGGCTTCCCAGCAGAGGTCAGCCTGAAGCCAGCGGAACTCGGACATGAGATCCGCGAGGTTCCGGACCGAGTAGAGCCCCTTGAGGGCGACCTTCCCTTCGGCCGCGTCGGCGATCAGCTTCAGGGCCGCGCCGGCGGCGGGGAAGTCGACGACGATCAGGTCGGCCGCCGCGTTGACCGCTCCGTCCGGGGCGTTCTTCTGCGCCCAGGCGGCGACGATCGCCGCGCCGAGTCCCTTAGCCGCCGGGGTGATCCCGGGGGTCTTGAGGGCCGCTCGAGCGTCCGCCACGGCCGCCAGGATCGGGTTCACGCCCGACTTAGCCGCGACGACCAGATCGGCCGCATGGTTAGCCGCCTCGGGCTTCTTCTTGAAGGTGCGGCCGTCCGCCGTCTGCCAGACCTGCTCGACGGCCAGGAGCTCGGACATCGAAGGCGCCTTGTTCGTCGGGTCCTCGGTCCCTTGTTCCGTCGGGGCTTCCGTCGGCGCGGGCGCAGTTTCGACCGCCGGGGGCGCGGATTGGGCGCCATGCTCGGCGATCAGTTCGGCGCGGGCCTTTTCGACCTGTTCGAACCAAAGCGCCGGGGAGTCGCCGGCGAGCGTCTTGGCTCGAGCTTCCACCTCTTCGTTGGTCGGGGCCCAGCCGTCGGCAGCCGCCAGCGGGGCGACCTGGGACGCTTCCGCCGCCTTCCACGCGAAGGTGATCGTCTCCTCGGCCCCGTCCGCCTTGACGCAGGTGAAGGTGGCGTTCCCGTTGCAGGGCTGGTCGACGAGCGAGACCTCGTAGGGGTCGACCGTGTAGCGCTGGGCGCTGGTGGTCGCGTCCTTCCACTTCTTGCCGATCACGCGGCCGCCCAGGCTGAAGCCGGTGTAAACGCCCTTCAGAACCTTGAGCCATTCCTGATCGTCGACGATCTCGGCGCCGCAGTCGATCGACTTGGTCGTGTCCTCGCACTCGAGGGCGATCAGCTTTCCGCAGGCGTTCAGGCCGTGCATCACGCGCACGTTCCCCAGGCTGGGCTCCTGGCCGGCGTCGGACGTGACCTTGAAGGTCTTCGCCGACCATGCCCGGAACAGCGGGGCGCTGCTGTCGTAGTCGCAGATCTCGTTCGTCAGA